GGCTCATAACCTGAAGGTCGTAGGTTCAAATCCTACTCCCGCAACCAAACTTTTTGACAATATATCAAAGACTTAAGTCGGCATCGAACGCCCCACGGGGCGCTTTTTGCGTTGCAACTCATCACGACACATTACCCAAAGAAACCAAAGCCTTACGGTGAGTCCCGTTTCCTCCGTGCAACGCCCATGCGACACGAGAACGCGCGGGTGTTCGCGCGACGATCCTTCGTAGTAACTACTACATGCACGTGACTCACGGCTGTACCCCGGTCAGTGCGACCATTGCTTCCTCGAAGGCAGCTTGCGCCCCAGGCCCCTGCCGCATCCAGTATTCGTGTTTGTTGGGCACGACGACATATTTGAAGCCGTGGGACATCATGATGGCTGGATCGCCGTGATCCCGCACGAAGATCTTCGAGAAGTACCAGTGCGCAGCATGGCGGTTCAAACCGCCCACCTTCGCGCCCCGAAAAGACACCATCAGCTGCATACGCCCCGCTCGACAATGATAATCAGGATGAACAACCAACCGCAGAAAGAGGTCGGCGATTTCGGGCGGAAGGGCGCTTATCGCTGTCTCAAGATCGGTCGCCAATTGCTGCCTCGGCAACATATGACCTCCCTTCACCCCAATTGGGCGATCCGGGGGCCGTCGCGATGCTGGCGGCGTGATCCTATTGTTTGCCGTCTCGCCCCGAAACAGTTGCGCAGCGGTTTCCCATGATGCCAACTTATCGGCATCCGATGCTCGCGCGCTTGGGTGCAACCCCACCGCATTGAACCTCAACCCTGCCGCCCTCATTCGGTCTCGCGCCTTGCCACCCAACGTGAGGACGAAGGCGTTTGGGAAGAGCTGCAATTGGCGGACGAGATAGGTTTCCGCGCAAGCCTTTTCCACTCGCGCGAGATGCTTGCCGCCGGAGACCTCAGCCGGGCACAGCACGGCATTTGTCGTCCAAGTCTTCCGCAACTGCACGTCGAGGCCATCGGTCGGCCAGAACGTATCCAGGATTCGGCGCATGTTCCGATGAAAAGGCGTAGGCCTCCCAACTCTGTTTAGCCCGCCGTTGTGCATAGCCTCGTGGAAGATGCGCACTGAGTTCCGGACCATGTCCTGCGGCGTCCCATTGTAGCCGGTGCTGTCAGGTGGATCGCCGGGTTCGGCGGTCACGATGATTAGTTGCACCTCGTCTAGGGAGCCTAATGCGCCGCCGAAGGCACAGGGCACCAAGCCTTTGGCTGGCTTCCATTCACAAGCGCCCGCGCATGCGCCCTCAAAATGCACGCAGGGGCGGTAGGCAGGTTCCAGTATGTCGAGCAGCGGCTGAGGAAGCATGCCAAATCTTTCCGGTTTGTTCGCCCGCGCCAATGAATACCGAAATGCAGGTGCGAAACAACTTTCGTTACCACTATTGGCAAGCCGCGATATCCCGAAACCAACTCGGGCATTGACATGCCCAAGACAACGACGCCGCGCTGGACGCCTTCATCGCCGCAAAAAATGAAATCGACGCTCTTCTGGCGCGGGTGGTGGCACATGGCGCCGACCATTTCGGTTACAGCCCCGAGGACGTGAACTCGGGCCATGTCGGCACATTGGACCACTACCGCGCCAGCCTTCACGAAATCCCCGACATGGCGTACCGCGAGGGTGAACAGTTGGAATGACATTGAGGTGCGAGATGGCAATTAAGAAAAGGCGTTTGAAGCCCCAACGCCTTTTTTGAGCGGATCACGCCGCCGCTGTCGCCACGCCATCTAGCCGCACAGCGACGCTCGTGACACCGTTCCCCGCAGCCTCGGTCGCGATCCCTACTGGGAAGCGCCCAGCGCCCGGCACGTTGATGTTCTTGGCCGTGTTATCCCATGCCACACGCGAGCCGACCGTAACCACGGCAGCGCTCGCCTTGGGCAGTTGATAGGCGCCAGTAGTGCCCAGTTCGACCGGGTCGCCCTCAGTTGAGGAATAGGCGGCGATGCCGAAGATGCTTCCCACGATCAGCCCCTCTCCCGAGGCAATGCCGCCCGCAGGCGCGGTCACGCGGATGATGTGACCGTTCTGGATGAAATTCTGCATGATCAGAGCCCTTTCGAGGATTGGATGCGGACCACAGCAATGCGCGCTGTGGTGCCGGTGATCTGGCGGTTGAGGTCGCCCAGCGCCGCTGCCATCTCCGCGTCGCTGGCGTAGGTCACGCGCTTGCCGTCATATTCGACGGTGCGGACGCCCTGATAGCGCGCTGCCATCAGTGCGTCCCGCCAGGCGGTGAGTTGGGCAAGGTCGGCCATGGTTATGCCCCTGAGTTCATGAACCAGCCGCGGTGGTCGATGAAACCAGCACCGAAGTCCAGGATCACCCGGATTTCTACGCCATCAACGTCCCAGCCCGACCGACTTTCTACCTGCGGCCCCTCATTGCCCGAGAGGTAGGCGAACTCGAGACCGTCGGTCTCTCCCGGATCAGCCGTGACATACCAGCGGGTGGCACTGGTCAGGCGGGGTTCGACCACCAGCGACATTGCACCCGAGAACGGGTTCACGTCGGCGGCGGTAGCAGGCGCGATGGTTGCGAGCCATTTCTCGGCGATGGTTTCCAGCGCGGGCGGAACCAGAAGGTGCTTCGGTGTCACGCGGATGATGCGGTCTTCGATCCCCTTCTGTGTGCGCAGCGCCAGCCGGGCGGCCGACAGGGTGCCATCGGAAATCACCGCGCCGCTGCCCGCCTTGTTGCCGTGATCGGCGTGAAACAGCGCCTTGGTGTCCGACAGGGTCGGTCCATTGCCGCTGTTGGCCTCCAGCAGGGTGACGAGGATCCGCGCCTCAGTTTCCGCAGCCCCTTGGCCCATGCGGCGCGCCAAATCCGAGAAGGCCCCAAGGTCGTCGTTCACCAGCACCTGCCGCGTTATGCCGATCTTGCGTGCCCAGGTTTCGATCTTGTAGGCCTCGCGGGCCTCGGCCATGGTCCCGGCCTTGATTTCGCCATGCTCGTTCAGCTTCTCCAACAGCGGAGCTTCGCCCAGCATGATCTTGTTCACCGCCCGGAAGTCGCGGGCCGAAGTCTGGCGGCCAAGCCGACGGATGCCGGATGGGGCCGCCTGATAGGCGTCGCGCAGCACGCGCCCAACGGTGTCGCCGAGGATGATCGGGAAATCCGAGGTGGTGTGCAGGGCGCGAGTGACGAGGCTGGCGGGCGACAACGCCATCGTCGACTCGCCGCGCAGGGTCAGCAGTTCTTTGGCCATGTCCACCGGCGTGGCATATGCATAGCGGCGAGCCGGTTCGCTGAGGTCATGGCGAGGGTTGATGCGCGCATAGAGGGCCTCGCCCATCTGACGGGCGCGCAGGGCCGGATCGTCCTGGCTCTCGCCCATGTCGACGCGCACCTGTTCCGTGCGGATCGTGGGCGCGCTGCGTATCGCCAGTGCCTCGAAGGCAGCACGGCGGGCGGTGTCGGCATCGGCGGCAACGTCGATCTGGCCGTCGATCCACGATTGGTCTAGCCCGGCGATGCGGGCGATGGATCGGATTTCGGTATTGATCGCCGCCCGCGTCTGCGTCTCGGGCGGGGCCGGAGTGATGGTCGTTTCGGTCATGTCAGTCTCCATTCGAATGCAGGCACCCGGGTCAGCCGGGGTGGGGACAAGGGAAATCTCATGGGGCGTCCAGCGAACGGCGGTCAGCACGCGCGCACCGTTTTCGGTGGTTTCGGCCCATTCCTCGACCGAATAGCCGACCGAGACATGGCGCAGGATGCCAGCCATCACGTCTTGCCAGAGCGGTTCCACCTCAGGGCGGGACGAGAAGCGGATCGTTGCGGTGCCACGCAGGCCATCGACGCTGGCCGATTGCACATTGCCGAGCACATCGCGGACGGCGGATTGGCGATGCGCATCGAGCACGCTGGCCCCTTGCAGGCGCGACAGGTCCACCGCCTGCGGATCGAGGCTGAGGCGTTCGACATACTGGCCAGCCATGTCGCGGCGGCGGACAGGGGCGCCAGTGGACCAAATCACTTCGACGCTGCGGTCCGTCATGTTGACGGATTGGGGTTGCAGGTTGGCTCGCCGGGTCAGAATGAAACCGTTGTCGGATGCAACGGTATCGCTGACGGCGCGCGTTTGTGAAATCTCTGCTGTCGGGATCCTCGTGTCAGCCATTTTCCTCATCCTTTTGTTCGGTCAAAGCTGACGGTCTGAGGCCCAACCCCAGAGCATCGGCGCGCGCCTTGTCGGCCGCTATCTCGGCATCGACCTGTTCGGCGTCATAGCCCCGTTCGGAGATCGCTTGGCGTCGGCTTTTGAGACCCGCGTTGATGGCAAGGATCTCGGCCTCGACGTCCTTCTTGGGATCGACATAGTCGAACTTGGGCGGCAGCCATTCGCACCCGAGATAGGCGAACGGATCACTGTCGAAATCCCGCGCTGGAAGGTCACCAGACAGCACCGCCAGCCGCACGAAGCGCTCCCAGACCGGGCGGCAGAATAGATGCACGACGACATTGTGCTGCAACTGCTCCACCCGGCGGCGAAACTCGATCAGCCCGGCACGGATCGAGGAATAGGTGACGCCCTCCAGATCGCCGGAAACCAGCTCGTAGGGCAGGCCCATGCCAGCGGCCACGGCGCGCAGGTGGTTCGTCACGAAGGGGCCATAGGCATCGCTTTCGGTCGGGTTGGAAAAGCGGATGTCGGTGCCGGGCGGCAGGGGGATCAGGCTACCGGGTTCCATGCCCACGGTCAGCGCGCCGTTCGTGTTGGTGCCGGTCAGGCCACCCGCCGTGCCGTCGGGATCGGTGATGAAGCCGGTGAACAGCGCGGCCACCTTGGCTTTGACCAGCGCCGCATCCTCGAACTGGTCCAATTCATGCAACCGCAGCAGAACCGGGGCCAGCCAAGTGATCCCGCGCAACTGGCCAGCAGCCAGCGGTTTGAACAGATGCAGGCAATCGGTGGCAGGCAAGCGCAGCGGTTCCAGTCGGAGGGAAGCCAGCGGATCGCCGGGCCGGTCGCGCATCACCCAATATGCCGTGCGTTGCCCAGCGCCGTTGAATTCGATGCCAGCCCGGATGCGCGCGCCGCCACCAATGTCGCGGTGCAGGTCCAGCGGCACCTGGTCCCGGTCCAGCAGATCGATGTGTAAGGGTACGGCAGGGGCGTCGGGAACAACACGCAGCCGTGCAAAACTCTCTCCGCCCTCGACCATCGCGCGCACGGCCATGGCCTGAAGCCCATAGAAGTCCGCCAGCCCACCGGGATCGGCATGATCAGTCCAGCGCAGCCACAGCACCTGCAGTCGTTCGCGCACCGCGCGGTCAGGATGGGTGGATTGCGGCTTGATGCCTGCGCCGACGACATTACCCACCAAGCTGTCCACCGCAGCCGCCACCCACGGGTTGTTGCGGGCATACCATCCGGCGCGTCGCGCTGCCGTGGTCGCGCCTGCGAGGATCGCTGTGTTCAGCCCATCGACCGTCCGCGCGCCCTCCCAACGCCGACCACCACCCGCAGCGTCAAACGCACGGGTGCCGTGGCGGCTGAATAGGCGGAGGAGCAGGCTGCGCATGCGGCAAGAGTCGCATGACAGGGTGGCGGCAAGCTATTGGGAATGTTCGGTAATCATTGAGCGTCGTCTTGTCCGTCCACGGTCATTCCAGCGGTGCGTATTGAGAGGACAAGAGCTTCAGTCTGTCCCTTGCCAACGTGCGTTCCTCAACGACCGTTCGAATTCTATCAGCAAGCTGACTTCGAAACCTGTCATTCTTTGGCCAAGGCAGGTGCACTTCGAACAAGCGCTTGCCGAGGGTGTCGATCACATCCCTGGTGAACTGCTTTGCCCGGAACTGCCTCTTGACGATGTAAGAGTTAAGAACGCCCAACAGCAAATAAGGATCCAAAGCGTCGTGATCGAGACTTCGAATGCGGTATAGGCCACCACAGAACAAGGCTGGAACGTCGGTGGGCTGAACTATCGTTGACGAACCCACAAGGTATGTTCCATCCCGGACAAGCAGAATATCATACGGGCTCAAATCTTGCTTCGACGAATANTGATCGAAAACTTCTTGCCCAACGAGTTGTTTAGGNTCGTGCTTNATCTCCCAGTTCGCNAAATCACTTGTGCGCAAGAACGGTATTTCGCCAGTTCCGTANGCAAGCTTGCCCACTTCNTGTCCTGTTTGAACTTCAATCAATCCCCGATCAACCAAGTCGGCGATTGAAACAATTTCACAGTTTCCTGAAAGNTCATCAAGCTCNGCGCTAATCTCAGGGTCATAGTACTTNGGAAGGTANATGTTACTTTNGATGCNTGAAGATCGGACAAAAGTNGCTTCAAATCCNCCGAATTCCAACGTTACAGTATCTGACACAAGGGCCGCNCGGAGGCCAGCCTCATCTAAACCCAAGAATTCATCAAATGGCGCCGTTGTTCCCAACTTAAGGCAAGCTTCGATTAGCAGAGGAGCTTGNTTGATAACCGCCTTTCCAACCACTCGCTTCTCGAGAGCAGATCTTACNTCANCNGCAAGCTGTNCCGATGTGGCCTTGTCCTTNATAATTGGAATCTGAATCTCTTTGTAGCGTCGACCGATCGTGTCAATGATGTCCGCAGTNAACTGAAATGAACGTATCTGTGCTTGCACTACTGGAGAGTTGAANGCNAGNAACAGTATTTCCGGCGGCACGACGTCATTGTCCTCTACGCGAAACTTCAANATATGNGATTGATAGAGAATTTCCTTGTCTGCTGAGGTGACGAAACAATTCGTNCCGATCAAATAGGTGCCATCCCGGACGAACAGAATGTCNTTCTCTTGGACGTCCTGTCGTTCCGCATATTCNTCAAATATGTCTTCCGAGACGCCCTGCTTGGGAACCGTTTTGATCTCCCAATTCGAAATATCCGAAGTTCTGACGAAAGGAATGCTT